CTGTAATGTATACGTCAGATGAACCTGCTAAAAACAAAGAGCCCTGACCGACCTCTTTAATGATTGACGCTGAACCTGAGTGATAAATCTGCAAATCACTGCCAGCACCAAAGATGGCCTTGTTATTGTCGCCGAAGGACAAGTTGCCATCAATTGTTACACCGCCGATAGTACCTGAATTAATATCAATCCCAGTGATAGGCGTAGTACCGTCGAGCAGGTTATCCAAGTTATCAAAGTTAGTATTGATCTTGGTTCCCCAAGTATCTTCGGATGCGCCTACTTCTGGCTTCGTTAAACCATACGTCGTTGTTGTTGCATCAGCCATTATGTTCTCCTATGCGGCGTCTGACCAAGTGTCACTTGCAGCCGATACGCCTGTCCATGTTTCCGATGTTGGGGGGATGGCAGACCAGTCATCGGTCGCTTGAGCAGCATCTTGCCACATTTCGCTTGCAGGATCAACAGCCGTCCACACTTCAAGCGTTTCAGGCAGAGGCTCCCATTTTTCAATCGCATTGCAGACCGTACTGCAAACAGCACTGATTGCCGAGCTGCTGAACTGCACACGGTTTACAGTTGCAACATTTGTTGTAACGACGGTCACAGTTGGAGCAACGCTAACAATAGTGACTGCGCTTGATGTCAGTGACGCAGAGGCCGCTACACTTGAACCCTGCTCACGCACACGCTCAATATCGCATGTGTTGCTCGCTGAAATGCTTGGCGCTGCGCTCTGCTCACGCACACGCTCAACGCTGACAGATCCAGTAGCACTTGCAGATGCCGTTGCAGCGCCCTCACGCACCCTCTGAGCGCTGCAAGAGGTGCTTGCGGATACTGAGGCCGTTGCGCTAACTTCGCGCACTCTGGTGGCGTCTGAGGCGTTGCTAGAGCTAGATGCAATGATTGATGCAGCAAGGCGCACACGCACATTTGCTGCGGCTGTCGATGTAACGCCAATAACAATGGCTTCGCCATCTTTTAGGACACCATCAACGCCATAAGCTCTGACACCGAATGCACCAGTGCCAAAGCCTGTTCTGTAAGTGGTGTCAGCCATTGGCTTAATCCATCGTTATGTCGAGGTCACTTGCAGGTAGCCGCAGAACATCGCCTGTGTCGATTGCTTTGCTTGTAGACAGAGCCGCATAAGCAATTAGGTTGCCACCAGATGACGCATCAAACACGCCAATGTGTGTGACTGTGCCGTATGAGGCTGTTGCCGTGGGAAACTCAATCGCAGAAGAGTTTGATGCCGTGTTGCCCGATACTGTGAAGCTCGCAGACTGACGCGCATAGGCTGTGCCAGATGTGGTGACTTCAGTGCCGCTCGCATCTTCGTCAGGATTGCTTGTGAATAGCGCGACGTACCAAGCTGTTGGACGCGTGACAGACGTGGCGGTGAATAGATAATTCAGCGTGTGCGTCTCGAATGTGTTAGATAAGCTCATTTCAATATGCCCTTATTTTCATGCGACGGCCAGATCCGCCGAACTTTGTTGCTTCGCTCTCAAGCGTTATAGCATCAATCGCATTCTGATACAAAGCCGCCCATGTCTGAATGCGTGGATCGTCTTTAAGGTACGGTGCAGAATGCACCAGTGAACCGTAGAGATACGCATCAGGGTAGTTTGTCAGCAACCAATTCGACGTGTTGCTGTCAGACAAGGCAGGAATAGAACTAAAGTAGTACAATTCTGCCGTATATGTCCCGTCAGGCACAGGATACACCTCGATTTCACCAGCAGTAATAGCATAATACGCAGGCTTGCCAGATGTATTGAGATTCCGATACTTGCGGTCAAGCAATTCAGACTGGCTGATCAGCTCAAGAGGCCGCGTGTCGTTTGACGTGATGTAGAACCGAATAACCTCAAGAAAGTCAGCCGGGATTGCGCTATATTGCGTGTCAATCTCGGCTGTGCTGCGCTTTTCCATGCGCCAGTGACGCAACTTGCGCTGCATGTCAGCTTCAGCCAAAGTGACAAAATCCGCCGCGACAGTATCAAGATCGTCGCGGTTCAGAAAGTCTGTGATCGAGCTTTTCAGCTCTGCGTATGTTGTAATGGCCATTACTGTAACAATCCTGTTTTATAGAGGTAGTCTTCAATCCTCTGCGCCTGATCATCTGATACACCAGATTGCGCCAAAAGGCCACCAAGGGGTGACATGTTGGCTGCGGTAAGGTTAGGCAAGTGGGAAAATTCAGGGTCAAATCGAGCAAACTTTGATCGCAACTTTCTGGCGTCTTGAACCATTACGTTTGTGGCTGGTTGATTTGCTTCTGCCAGCATCTCCCTATTCCACTTGTTGAATTCGTTTTGCCGCTCAATATCCTTGTAGGATTTCGCTTGAAAGCCAAAAGGCGCTGCGTCGGGATAATATGGGCCGCGATCTATCACATTTTCCATGCGTAACATTGAAAAATCTGCATCACGCATCGCATTTGCGATGGCATCTGTGTTTGTTACGCGCTCAGCGTTTAGATGGTCCATCTTCGCCGCGTCTGGCAGCACGTTCATCAAACTTCGACCCTTTTCGTCTTTGATTGACATTGGTATTCGAGAATACACACCGTCCACGTTTATTGTGGGGTCATTCGGGTCACGACGCACCATCAACGGGTATATTGCGTTCTCATCGTCGCTTGATTTGCGCAGGTATGTATTCGCAACCGCTGGGCTAGACGTGCCGTAAACGGTCCCTATGTGACCTTCTGTGTTGTATTCATCAATACTGTCAAAATAAGGAAGCTCAGGCGTGTCTTTTGCACCGTGATAATAAGTTTGATCCTCAAACCCCAACTCCCTAGCGCGCGCCATTCTTGCATTGGCCGACATGTCCAAAGGGGTGTACAGGGCCATGATTTGAGGGTCAGCAGCTTCCATCATTTCTTTCGTGACCTCCGAAGCCCTGCCTTGCTCTCTTAGTTGCAATATCTCTTTTGCCGTTTTCTGCGCATCAGTTTTTGCAGGTATATCGTCGGCCCTAATTAATCTATCCAAGAAGCCATCAGACGCAACTCCCAAAAGACCAGCAGACTTTGAGGCGTTGGCCATCACTGGCTTAAATACGTTTGGATTTTGAGCGACAACGCTTTCCGACATTGCGCCCCCAAATCCAGCGTCAGGTATTCGGATCGCATCAAATCCACCAACATCAATTAATGCGCCAACTACTTCATCTTGCGCTGCGGAACTACCCGTTCTTTGATACATGTCGCCACTGTCAAATGCGTCCAAGAAATCATCAAAACTATCGAAATAATCATCAAGGCCATAATCCTTGTATGCCTTACTTAATAGTTTTGTTTCTTTAATGCCTCGATTATCAGGAAGAAAGTTTCCAACTTTTCCTTCAACATCAAATTGAAGAACATTCTTGCCATACGCAGCCGCATCATCTTTGATTGGTGTAGTATATAAATCACGCGCCGTGCGTCCGTATCCAGATTGAAGCTGACTTATATCTGCATCTGTCCCGTGATATACGCGCAACGTGTTTGCACCCAACGATCCAGACGGTCTGGCAACTGCACCGCCGCCAAACATAGCAGCTCCAGCAGTGCCAAACGCCTCGCCCGTCATATCTTCAGCAGGTATAAGCCCTTCGGCAGCAGCACGGGGGGCATCAAGGCCACGCGCCACAGGGTCAAGCAACCCGGCAATCATAGGGCCAATGCCCTCGTAGCGGATCGTATCAACACCCATGACAGGCTCTTTGGACAACAAGCCACCAAGCACAGGACGACGGCCTTCAGCAGCCAGTGCAGCTTCGTTCTCACGAACGTAATCAAACAAGCGCGAAAATAAACTTGTGTCCTCTCGCCATCTGCGTAATTCTTCAGCCGTTGCCATCACCACTTTTCCTTGTTGGCCCAATACGCAGCAGACATCTTGCCCTTAGCAATATTCTTTGCATGACGCGCTTTGAACGACTTGTTGCGTGCGGACCCTTCTGGCGATCCTTTCACCCCTTGCTGACCAAATCGAATAGTCTTCGTCTTGTCGCCAACTTTAGCAACAACGACGTGAGACTTTGTTTTGTGGCCCGGTGTTCTCTTTGGCTTATTATAGCCAGACACACCTGCACGAGTGAGCTTCGGATCTTTTGCCATCAGTAATTAATAACCCCTAGAGATCTCAAGTGGTCAAATATATCGCGATCCTCTTGCGTATTTACCCATTCAGGATATGGCATCCCAGAATACCCACGCCCCGAATAAACAGCAGGATCTCCTGCACCGCCAAACGGATCAAGGCCCATGCCACGCTCAGCAGCCGCGCCAGTTACATTTGGACCTGCACCGCCAAACGGATCAAGACCCATCTGAGCTTCAGCCACAATCTGAGACGCCATTGCATCAGCTTGAGGCGAACGAGCAGGAGGGGCAGGAGGTGTCGCCGAAGATCCAGACATCGAAGGCTGGCTCGCCATGTCCATAACACCAAACGCCTTTTGGCGCGCAGCACGACGCTCTTCATCCTCAGATCCGTATGGATCAGCAACAAGATTGGCAAGAATGGAATACAATCCACCACCCTCAAACCGATCTCCCATCTGACCAGCACCGCCGCCGTCAATCATATCAAGAAAGTCTAAAAACTGCCTCTGCTGCATCACTTCTTCGCCTTCTTCTTGGCAGTCTTGGCAGACGCCTTGAATGCTTTGGCAGTTGGCGCACCTTTACTGCCCGGCTTACGCATCTTCTCGCCAGATCCAGCAGCAATGCGTTTTTTCTTCGCATGAATATTCGCGTACAAGCCCTTGCCCGGCATCACTTGTACTTCTTTGCTAAGCACTTACCTGCACGCTTGCACGCGGCAGGCGTAGGGCATTTGGCAGGCGGTTTAAAATTCGGAACAGACTTCATGGCAATCTCCTTTGCCGCACCATAACAAATTATGCGATGCCACGCAAACCCCTACGCAAAGACCCTCGCCACGACACCATCGGACCAGACAGCGCCATCGCAGCATCAGACGCCATCGTCAAACAAACAGCATCAGCCAAATCAGGAGACTTCAGACCACGCTTGCGCATCTGATCCTTCCCCTCAGCCGCCATCTTCCCAGACGACGTGAACGAATACCTTATGCCAGTCAAATCAGCCATCAAGTCATCGTCATTCGGCAACTTGCAGCTCCGATCCTCCAACCAAGCCTTCATCTTAAACCAAAGCTCAGTGCGCAAATTGTTATACGTCTCGCCCATACTAGGGCTTTCAGCAACATTCACACCACGCACAGGCGCGCCTAGCTCCCTCATCCGATCGACAACACCTGCGCCAATACCAATACTATCAACCAAGATCTCGCTCGGCTGCTTGCTCGGAGGCAGCGCTTCATACTCAGCCATAACACGACCAACAGTCTGCATAAGGTCCAAACCCCTCCATGACTTGATCTCAGTCACAACATTCCCTTGCCGCTTGCAAAACGCCGTCCTATCACTCCCAAAACGTGCAGGATCAAGCGCCCAGACAGGCTTACGCTCATCATCAACATCAATCTGCCTGCTCATCGCGGCATCAACCAAGTGAAACGGCACAATCGTGTCATCATCAGCCAAAGGAAACTCGCCAAGAACCCTGATCCGAAACGCATTGCTCTCCTCGCCGTACCGATCACGCATCTCGTCAACAAACTCGTCAGACACCAATGGACTATCAACGCACGACCAACGACGCGTCCACCAACTGTCAGACATCCTGTTCTGGCTCTCGTAGAACGTCCCAGTTGATCGCGTCGGGTTGCTTAGCAAGATCGTCGTCGCACTATGCCCCGACATACTACCAGCAGCAGCCTCAAACACCTTCTCAGGCACACCACTCGCCTCGTCAACCACCAACAAAACATGCTCACTGTGAACACCTGCCAACGCCTCTGGCGTCTCAGCACGACTTGTCCGCGCAGAAATAAACATCTCAGACGGCGCGGCAGTCAACTCAACTCGATCACTCTTCACCGTCAACAAATCCTGAACAGGCTTCGGCAACTCGCCAATCCACCGCTTCAGCTCAGCAAACAAAGCATCGAAAAGCTGCCCACTCGTCGGAGCCGTCACAACCACCTTATTGGGAAACCGCATCAGCAAAAACCACAGCATCGCCCAACTCGCAGACGTCGATTTCCCCGTCCCGTGGCCAGACCGAATGCTAATCTTACGCTCATTCGATGCAATCGCCTCCAAAAACTCGGCCTGATACGGCAACGGATCCGCACCCAAAACCTCCCTCACGAAAAGCACAGGATCATCCATGTACTTTAACGTAAACTCCTCAAACGGATTGCCTTCACTCGTCATGATCAATCACTTTCATCTCACGCTCACGATCCTCAGCCAGCAATGCCTGCCGATCAGAGCTAATCTTCCGCAACGCGTCCAAATGAAGATCCCCAAGGTTCAACGTCACCTCAGTCCGAGACCCAGACCCGTAACGATCCCTATTCCAACCAGCCGCCAACATCCGACGCGCGCTCATCTGCTCTCGCACCTTGGCAACCTGAACACTCGTCGCATCCGCAGGTATAGCATCCGCGATATTCACGTTCTCCTCCATCATCGCGTCAGCGGCTTCAGGTAAAGCTCGGTCAAGCGCGGCTGCATATTCAGGAACAGAGCGCAACGAATTGCTCAGGTACGACCGACTGCACCCAAAGTCATTCGCCCAGTCCTTGATTGTCCGACCAGATGCGACGACATCGAAAACATAGTCAGCTCCGCCAGCCTGAGCCACCTCGGTTAATATTTTCTTCTTCAATGCCTTGCCTGCCATGCAAGCTCTCCTTTTTTTTGAAAATTTTAGACGATGCTAGCAGATGTGGCAAGTGGGCATAGGGGGGGGTGTGGCAGATGTGTGTGCGTTTTTCTATACACACACTCCCCCACTTGCCGCTGGGATGGGGGGGGGTCTTGCAGCCATTTCTGCCAGATATGCGCATAATGTGGATTATGTTAAATATATTATGCAATGTTATCAATGGCTTAGATTTATTGGAGCTGAGAATGATGCGGCAGACACAACATGTAGTGCCAGAATATTGTAATTGAACGCTTGTTCAATTAATGACGCGCACGTCTGCGCTGCTGCGTTTGTGTGCGCTGCGCAGCCCCTAATGCTGCATACCGAATGCTTCACTGCCATCGAGATATTCCTTCATTGCTATGCTTAAAGCTACCGCCATGACCGCTTTACTGCTGCCATTGCCGATCCTTTCGTTGATATGCCAGAGCAGCTCAGCCACCTCTTCATCGACGTCATCCTCGTCAATGCCTTCATCATATCGTATCACATAAGTTGTCATGACTTCTGCCCTCTAAAGAAAAGTGGTCCTGCGTCGGGAAACACAGGACCAGTACAGAGGCAGAAAATACAGATCGGAGTGCGAGTTAATCTGTACATCAGGTGATTGCATTATTTCAGAACGGAATGCTGTCGTCAAACACTTTACCTCCCAAGGTTATCATTTCTGCCGAAGCAAACTCATTCTTCACAGCCTGCTCGAACTCCCCGGCTTTGCTATCCTTAAAGAACTTATAGGCCAAAGCAACTTCGCGCAACGTTATCACCTCGACATCATCCCGTCCCTCCTTCACTGCCTGCCACGCTCTTGCATCTTTCATGACCGCATAGACCTTACCATCCACTTCCACCTCCCACACGTCCTGAGAGGCTTTCTGAGCGCCCAAACGCTCTGCCTCGGCATCCATAGCCCTAAACCCACGGACAACCACTTCAGCTCGAACTCTACACTGCTCGACATCCTCATCTTCCACGGCCTTGTTCATCTTGGCCACTGCACTGCCGAACTTCATGGCCGTCTCAACGCTCACCAGCTCTGGCAGCCTATCAACTCCCCACTTGCGATCCATTTCATTCACGACCTGCTCGACAGGAGCCAATGCGTAGTCGCACATGATCGCATCTTTGCTCTGACTGCCATGCAGTATGCGATCCGATTTCTTCTGCCTTCTTGTCCGCTTCATCTTCTTTCCTTTCCGATCTTCCACACCTTGCCACCACACCCCACTTCAACCTAATCCACCACCCCACCACACCTTGCATATATATATGCAGGTGGTGTGGAAGGGTATTTTGTGGCTTTTTACCCCCACCTTCCACACCTTACCCACACCTTACAAAAACAAGGTGTGGAAGTGTGGCTAGCAAGTTTACAGCTCATCAAAGTTGACCCATTCGCCCACGATCACGCACGGCGTCTCCCCACCTTTTCTCTTGTTCGGCATCTTGGCAACTCTGAGCGCTCCCGTGCTGATCCACTTCTTCACGACGGCCTTTGCCTTTGCCTTTTCGTTCGCCTTTTCCAGATCGAGATCCAATTCCTCAGCGACAGCCTTTCCGATCCAGTTGTCTGCCTGCACATTTGCTCGGTACGCATTGTCAGCCTCTTCTGCCTGACCGATGACACGTTGCACGTTGTAAAGATTTCTGACTGTCACGCCGTCGAACATATCTGGCAGCTTAAACTCTGTGGCTACCCCGATATATTCACCATTTGCGATCTCCACTGACTGCATGCGTCTATAGACCGCCTTATCAGATGGCGGCGCGAGGTTTGCCTTGCCGTCATCTACCCTGAAGATCCCGAGAGCTTCGTGTTCGTCCACGCCGAGAGCGATTGCATCCTCTGGAGTTATTCTGTTGATGACCCTTGCAGCTCGTGCTGCCCCAATAAGAGATCCTGCCCCACGCACACTGTCAATCGTTGCATCGTCCCCATTTGTCTTTCTGATGTGATGCACGAGCTGGACTGAGCTATTTGTGTCTCGTGCGAGCTTTCTGATCATTGCCACGACTGCCTGAACTGATCCATTGTTATTCTCATTGACCTGGTGAGCTGAGACGAACGGATCGAGGATGACAACGCCGATATTGTTTTCTTTGACCTTGCGGCTGATATGAGAGAGCAGATCGTCGTTCGTGATCAGCCCGTCACGGCTTTCTGCCGCGAGCGTGAGCTGCATGGTATCCTCACCATCCATAAACAGCCGACCTTTGATGTCACTTGGTTTCAATCCGTAGTGTTGCATGGCTGCGACTGTGCGCATCTGCATTTCGCTGATTGGATCTTCTAAGTTGATGACCCAGACATTTGCCTGTTCCTTGACAGCCACGCCGAGCAGAGGCTTGCCAGTTGCAATCGCCAGTGCTTCCACATTGATGAGGGATGTCTTACCAATACCGCCTGCCGATGCTGTCACACTGACATACTTCTTGATGTAGTCGTACCCATAGACCCACTCACGACGAGGCAGCGTGAGCGCATCGAACATTTCATATGGCGTAGGCCATTCTGGCGCCTCTTCATCATCTGTGGAGCGTTCTGACGGCTGTGACTGCACATTCAGCGCCTCATTCTGCTGCTGCATTCTTTCTTGCACGGGATCTGGCTGTGGCGTCCAACCTTTTTCTCTTGCTCCGTCGATTGCCTGCTGCACTTCCCGTCTTGTGTCATCAACTGTGTAAGGAGGCTGCGTGAAGTTGTCCGTAATTGCGTGGATTTCTGCGTCAGACAGACCTTTTGAGACATACGAAGCGACGAGACGGATGATATTGTTGTGCCAGTCTCCGCCATCCATGATGCTTTGCGCGACGAGCTGCCTGTCCATTGCCTCTTGGCCAAGGTCAATCGTAAAGGGGGCGTCACTTCCTGAAGTTGTTACCCCCTTAACAGCAGGAAAGGCACGAACCATGCGCTCGATAGGCTGAGGATCACGATCTGTTGAGAACTCTGTGCGCATTGTGACCAGCTCTGGGATGTATCCCTTCGCCTTCTTCTTTTCGCTCGGCCAAGAGACTGTGCCAGCCACGCGCATGATGCGGCTTGGGTTGATGACAACTGGATCTGTCTGGAGGCTTGCTGCGATTGACTTTTGCAGCTCTCTCCATGCGTCCATGTTCTGACATGGATCTTCTAGCTGCCAATAGACGTGGCCGCGCGCAAACGGGACGGATCCTGTCTTGACTGACATCGTGAACTTCGGTCCTGCGAATGACAGGATGTTTTCCATTGCGCCTTTAGTGTCTGCGTCTGCGAAGCAGTAAAATGCTGCCAGAATGTCTGCATCCTTGGCGGCCTTGCCTGCCGGGATGTCGTGCGCCTTGATCGGATCAATCGGATTGATGCACATGTAAACATTTTGCTTTGCTGCGTTCATAGCACTTGCGTGCTGCACAGCATCGTCAATCTGATTTATTTCAAATCGTGCGGCATTTGTTGATCCACTTGCCGATATTGAACGTATTTCAATAAGCGGTTGACCAACATCATTCCAATTCTCGGTAATCTGTGTTATAAACTGCTTGATGATTTCGGACTTGGGAGCCACTTCCATATTGTTTTCCACTTCCCGTTTCATTCATTTCCTCCCCTGTGACTGCCCCAGCACCTTTATGCTGGGGCTTTTTTTATCTTAAAACTCCATTTCATCCGCAGTGAGCGGAGCAGATGAGGCCGCAGGAGTTTGCTGTGGCTGCGGAGCAGCTTGGGGCGCAGGCTCAGTTGCAATACCTGCCGCAGCGCCTTGCTTCAGGCAGTCAGGCTTATCAACCCACTTCACGATCTCAAACACTGGATAGCATGTCGATCCTTTTGTGAACTTCAATTCTTTTGCCTCGACCATCTTGACAAGAGGCATCTGCCCAGCGCTCGGCTGCTCTTTCAGCTTCGGAGCGATTTCTGTCAGAGCTGACCAGATTGCCGCGCCTGCCTGTTCCCAGACTGCGACCTTGCCGCCACCGATGGCACACTTGACCGAAATGCCTTTCTTCCAGTCATCGCCCGGCTTTGGCATCATTTGGTTGACAGTTGGGTTCCACTTCCACTCTGGCGCGACGCCTGCAATGCCCTCTGACTTCTGCCAGCCAGTCTTGAGGCTGTCGAGGTCAAGGACAAAGCCATTCATCTGAGCTTCTGCATATTCGTCCTTTGCAGCACCTTCGCGCAGAAAGAACTGCCGCGCCCTAATTGACCCGTCCTGAGTGCCGCGAGCTGACCACCCCAAGAATGTGTTAGTATCCGAGCCTGTGTTTCCTAAGTCGATTTCAAACATTTTTGTCTCCTGTGTTTGATTGTTGACGTTGTTGTGCAGCTTTAACCCAAGCTGCGAGGGATCACTCAAAGATGTCGAACTCGTCGTCAATATCGACTGTCCATCCACCAGCGTTGTCATTTGTGCCTTCGGGATCTTTTAAGATCTGTTCTTCAATGAGGGCAACCATTTCGTATGAGCCTTCGACTGCCTTGCCGCTTGTAAACTCGACATGCGCCTTCATCTTGTGCGGCCAGAAGTTGACTTTCTCGCCAGAAATAACTGCCTGAACCTGCCAAGGAGCCTCGGCATAATTCGGAAAGTAAAACCGAATGCTGTGTTCAAACAGGCGCACGATGTCTCTAAACGCGTAGACGTTTTGCATAAATAATTCGTCTGCGTCGGGCTTCCACTTGTGAGATTTGTGAAAGTTATAGTCCATAAAGCTCCTCCCGTATGGCCTCCGCTCCACTCCAGTAGAACGTGTTTGGATTGACTGGGATGACCTGTGCAATGTCTTCCCGGCTGCCAGCACGCAAGAACTTTTCGAGCCTGCTGATTTGGATCTTCGCACGAGACAGGATTTCAGTTGGATCTCCGTCCTCTAGCAAGTTTGTTTTCTTTGGCGTGACGTACAAAAACTTGACGGCTTGGTTGCCTTTGGCTTTCTGATAGATCGCGCGCTGAAGCTGATGCTCTGCCGACATTGTGCTTGGGCAGCGCCCAGTTGTCTTGAGGTCAATCACCAAGCCTGCCTCTGGAAACACGAGATCGAGAAAGCCAATGACGGGGATTTCATAGTCGTCTGTCTTGGCCGTGATGCTGATCTTTTCCTGCCCGTCTTCTGGGAACTCTGGCTTGCCATAGTCTGCCAGTGCTTCCAGAGCCAGATCCATGCAGGGTTCGATCATGTCACGTTCCTTAGTGGTTTTCTCGTCACCAATCAGGAAGGTCTTGTCAAACTTGCTCAGAGCGGCGCTGAGAGCCGCCCCACGGTCGCTTTTGCCTGTCAGACAGTCTACCACTGCATCTTCGGTGCAAATGCCTCTCATGGCGGCTGGTCCCATAGGTGTGCGGCGTCCGAACAAGTAGCTGGCAACCCACACGTCAGGAGCATTGGTCCAGAGGTTTATTGATGATGCTGACAGATGCTTGATGCCGTGCTTTTCAAAACCATTCATCGTTTCACACGCTCTGCAATATAATATTCCTGAGGCGCATCTTTGTGTTTGCAATGCGAGCTGCGCCATCCTTCTATTGCGCCGTGGCTATGTTCTCGGTTGCACCAAGGACACTTAAAAACAAAGGTATCCTCATTACGTTCGCATAAAATTTTATATTCAGTCATCATGACATCTCCTTCCCATATAGCGCGATCAGCGCTGCTTCTGCTCTGCCGTCATCTTTGACGCGCTTGAATAAGTCTGCGCTCTGAGGAAAGCGCTGCGTCGCTAAGCCTCGGCTCACACCTTTGTCTCGGCTGAGGCCGAAGTAGCCTTTCCACTTTGCAGGCGTGATGAGCCGCATCGGTATGCCGTGCGCTGCGACAGCCATTTGCGTTGCGCCGTATGACTGCCCGAACCGAAACATCGACGAGACGCCTTGACCGCGCATTGCACCGACCTGCTCGATAAATGCCACATGCTGATCGTCACCTTCAGGCGTCATCAGCTCGTG